GGCTAGATATTACAATATTAACGTGAATATTGTAACGGCTTCTGCAGTTGATTATTATTTAGACGTTTATATTAATGGCGTTTTAACGAGTTCGTATTTAAGCAATGGAACACACACGTTTAATGTAATAACTTATGGCTTATATTCTGCTACTATAAACTATTCTTTTAAATTACGTTCATCTGTAGTAATGACTTTTACGGGAACTGTAGATTACATTTATAACTATACTGTACATAACACTCAAGACCCATATACATATCCTCCATACAATGGAAATACAACATATACTGAAGCAATAACAAGTACTACAACAACAACGAATACTAACTTAGCAGCGTTTGCACCTGAGATGAAAGTAATGGATTTTATGAAGGGTATATTCAACGCGTTCAATTTAACGGTTGTACCTACTTCACCTACTTCATTTAGATTTCAAACTATACCAGATTTCTATAATTCAGGTAGTATAAAGAATATTACACCTTATGTTGTAACAGATGAGTTAACTATTTCAAGACCTAAGTTATATAATGCGATTTCTTTTGAATACGAAAAGAGTGAATCGTTTTTAAACAAGCAATACTTTGATTTATTTGCTAAAGAATATTCAAGTTTGAAGGCTGTATTTGGTTACGATGGTGGTGACTACGCAATTAAGCTACCATTTGAAACATTAATGCATACAAAATTCAGTGGTACAAGTTTGCAAGTTGCATATTGTTTAGGTACGGCTCCAGAATACAAGAAATATATTCCAAAACCTGTACTATTATACCAAAATAAATACACAAATATTGGAGCAGGTGAATCTTTTCAATTTGATAATGGCGTAACTACTGAAACAATTACCGATTATATACCATTTGGTCAAGATGCCGATGTCAGTAGTGTTAATTATACGCTAAATTTCAATAGTGATATATCAAGTTTCACAGAAAATATAGAAAATAATAGTTTATATGCTACATATTACGAAGAATATCTAACAAATCTATTCAATTCTAAAACTAGATTAGTCGATGTAAAGACGGTTATACCTTTGAATATGCTTTCTAATTTGAAGCTAAACGATTCTTTGATTATTAGAGATAAAAAGTATATTATAAACACAATGAAATCCAACTTAATTACGGGTGTAGTTGATTTCAGTTTAATAACAAATCAAAGAGATGCGATAGATTATAATCAAACGATCTATATTGACTATTTAGCACAAAATGTTTTAGTTGATTTTTCAGTTCCTGAAGATTACAGCATTGTAATTTCTTCACCTTTAGAAACGCAATTTGCCACACCAAGTGATTTGACGTTAAGCGGTGAACAACAGATTACAGTAGTATGTACAAGTAACGCCACAAGTTCAACAAGAATAAACACGTTCCCAATTACTGTAACTACTCCAGACGGTGCATTACCTTATCAATTTTTAACTATTATACAATATGCAGAAATAGGATATAGAGTAACTGAAAGCGGTGGCATTGTAAGAATCACAGAAGATGGACAACAACGAATAATAGATTAATATGAAAGAAATATTTGATATGCTAAAATTGGATTCATTCTATAACATGAGTGAAGAAATAGAAATAGCAAAAGGAAAACACGAAATACCAACAACTATAAAAGGAGCGTTAAAACAAGCTAAAAGAGTTATAAGATGGAAACAAAGAAGATAGTAGTAGAAGTTGAAAGTAACTTAGGTAGTTTAAAATCACAGCTAAGAGAAGCACAAGCAGAGGTTTCTGCAATGTCGGAAAAGTTCGGTGCAACAAGTACTGAAGCAATTAATGCAGCGAAAGCAGCAGCACGTTTAAAAGATACTATCGGTGATGCTAAGGCAATGACTGATGCATTTAATCCTGACGCTAAATTTAAAGCGTTAACGGCTTCGATGAGTGGTGCATTAAACGGGTTCCAAGCTGTTGAAGGTGCTATGGGATTGTTTGGTGCTGAAGGCGAGGATGTGCAAAAGATGCTTTTAAAAGTACAAAGCGCTATGGCATTGGCACAAGGTGTTGATGGATTACTTGAAGCTAAGGATGCATTTAAAACTTTTGGCGCACAAGCTTCTGCTGCTTTGGCTAAAACTGCTGCAGGTCAATGGTTATTAAATACGGCTCAAATTGCTGGTGCTGCGGCTATGCGAGTTCTTAATTTAGTGATGGCTGCCAATCCTATCTTTTTAATTATAGCTGCTTTTGCTGCATTGATTGGTGCGCTCGCTATATTTTCTAGAAATACAGGTAATGCTAAAGAAGCTGCAGAAAGTTACACGAAATCTTTAGAGAATCAAAGACGAGCTATAGATGACAATTTTACAGCGTTACAGAAACGCCAAAAAGAACGCTTGGATTTAATGAAAATTCAAGGTGCTAGTGAAAAGCAATTATTCGACCAAGAGATGGATAACACTAAAAAGCTAGCATACGAAAAGGGAAAAGCATCTGTAAAAGAAAAATATAATAGACAAAATCTTAATTTGCTTTATAAGCAATTAATGGATCAAGGCGAAGAAGAAGAAGCTGCAAAAATACGTGAACAATTAACATCTTCTAGGAATCGTTATAATGAATTGAAACAACAATCTAAAGACTATTATCATCAACTATTTGTAGACAACAAAAATTTCGTAGCTGAGAACAAAAATAAAGTAGAAGAAAACGAAAAGAAAGTTGAAGAAAATGCAAGAGACGTACAGAAACGACAAGCAGAATCAGCAGCTGAAAGATGGCGTGAGAAACAAGCAAAAGATAAAGAAGCTTCAGATGCTCAAATACAAAAAGCAAAAGAGGTGGCTGATGCATTAATTGCAGAAGAAAAAAGAGTATATGACGAGGGCGTGAAATTAAATGAGGAGCGTATAAAAAATGAAGATGCTCAATTTGAACTTGAACGAGAATTAACAAGCACTGCTAAAGATAAAGAAATAGAAGATTTGGTTGCTTCTTATGATGCAAAGTACTTAATAGCTGTAGGCAATGCAGAACTTGAAGCGTTATTAGCTGAGCAACAAAAAACAGATATTGCTGCAATAGATAAAAAGTACTTAGACGAAAAGTTAGTAGCTGAGAAGGAAGCAAAAGATAAACAGGCTGCTTTAGATAAAGAAGAACTAGATAAAAAGAAAGCAAATATATTATTAGGCGTTCAAATGGGTATTGATGCTTTATCTGCTATTGGAGATATTGCTGAAGTATTCGCAGGTGATGACAAGAAAAGACAAAAGAATGCTTTTAATATTAAAAAGGCTGCTAATATAGCACAAGCAACAATGGATACTTTCAAAGGTGCGCAATCTGCTTTTGCTGATACACCAGGAGGACCCGTAATAAAAGGTATTGCTGCAGGTATAGCAGGTGCAGTTGGTTTTGCTAATATTGCTAAGATTGCTAAAACTAAATTTGACGATGGCGGTGGCGGTGGCGGTGGTGGTGGTGGCAACAATTCATCTTCTTTGTCAGCTTTAGTTCCTACAGCTCCAACACCTGCTAACTTCAATCTAGTAGGTAACTCAAATACAAATCAATTATTGCAAGGTTTACAGAATCAACCTATTCAAGCGTATGTTGTAGGTGGTGACGTTACAAGTCAACAAAGTTTAGATAGGAATAAAATTACAACGGCATCAATTTAATAATGTTATATAGTTATGGAAAAGTTACAAGAAATCGAGTTGACAATAAAGAGTGCTGAAGATGGTGTTTTTGCCGTTTCTTTAGTTGAAAATCCTGCAATAGAAAAGGACTTTGTATTCCTATCTTCTGAATCAGTAGAATTAAAAGTAATTGACGAAGAAAGACGTATAGTAGTAGGTTTCGCTTTAGTGCCTGAAAAGAGAATCTTTAGACGAATGAACGGAAAGGATTTTAATATCTTCTTTACGAAAGAAACGGTAGCACAAACTGCAGAAATCTATATGAAGAAATTGAACTTAAATAACTTTACTACAGAACATGAAGAAAAGGTACAAGGCGTTTCAGTTATTGAATCTTGGATTGTAGAAGATTCTAAGAACGATAAATCTAACTTATACAATCTAGGTGCTAAAGGTGGTGAATGGGTTTTGATGAGTAAGATTTACAACGATCAAGTTTGGAATGAAATCAAACAAGGAACTTTCAAAGGATATTCAATCGAAGGTGCATTTGATGGTTTCGAACAACTACATTCTAAAGAAGATAATATTATTAACGAACTAAAAACTTTGATAAATGGCTAATACTATAAATACAGCATATGCAGTTCAAGTAGATACATTAGAAGCTGAATCTAATATATCAGTAGAGAATGGTGTTTTACACGTTTACGATAACAAACTAAAAGTACATTTAAATGGTGCTATTCAAGAAGTAACGATAGGTAGTACAACGGTTAACGCTCGAAAATACGGCTCATTCTTTTCTACTCAAACACAGTCACCAGTAATAAGTACTGTAACAGCTATCACATTAAATGGAACGGATGCAACATCAACTAGTGGTGTATCAATAGTGAATAATAGTAGAATAAAAGTAGATACTGTTGGTGTTTATAACGTACAATTTTCAGCACAACTATACCGAGTTCAAGGTGGTTCAACTAAACAAGCTATTATATGGCTAAGAAAGAACGGAACTAATGTACCTGATAGTGCAACACACGTAACAATGCAAGCTAATTCAGATTTTCTAGTTGCAGGTTGGAACTTTTTTATAAGCCTTGCAGCGAATGATTATGTTGAATTAATGATACATCAAGACGATGCAATACAATTAATAGCAGAAGCAGCGGATTTAGTACATGGATATCCAAGTGTACCAAGCGTAATATTAACAGTTGATAAAGTAGGATAATGGCTAAAGTTAAAACACCAAAAATAGAAGATTATCTAATCAAATCTAAAGGACAAGGAATCGGAACTTTAATAGGACAATCAACAAGCGTGATAGTTCATACTTAAGCAATTTGCAACAAGATATATTACTTTTTTGTTTGTATAAATAATAACTAAAATAGTATAAATTATGAGTTTAAAAGAAAATGTTAATTCTGTGCTTAGAGCCGTAGGTTTGAAAGCAGTAGAAATAAAATTAGCACAAATGAAATCAGATGACGGAGTTACAGTATTTGAAGCTGAATCATTCGAGCCTGAATTTTCAGTTGGTATCGCAACAGAAGAAGGAATCGTTCCTTGTCCAGTTGGTGAATACAAACTAGAAGACGGTACTATCATGGTGGTAGAAGTTGAAGGTATTATTGCTGAAATTAAAGCAATGGAAGAAGAAGAAGTAGAGGTTGAAGTAGAGGTTGAATCTCCTGAAGTTGCTCCTGTTGCAATGGAAGAAGCACAAACAGTTAAGAAAGTAGTAGAATCAATTACTAAGGAAACATTCTTTTCTGAAATTGAAGCATTGAAAAAAGAAAATCTTGAATTAAAAGCACAACTAGAAGCGAAAGTTGAAGTAGTAGAATTGGCAAAAGAACAAGAAGTTGAGCCTATACGCTTTAACCCTGAAAATTCTAAAACTCCTGAAGTATTTAGATATTCAAAAGGTGCTAATCAAACAACTTTAGATCGAGTATTAAATAAATTAAATAAATAACTAACAAATAAATTTTAAAAAATGGCTACAACAACTAGTGTGACTACTTCCTATGTGGGAGAATTTGCTGGAAAATATGTTTCCGCAGCGTTACTTTCTGCTAACAGTTTAGAAAATGGTGGATTAACTATCCTTCCAAACATTAAGTACAAGCAAGTAATGCAAAAAATTGCATTGGACGGTATCTTAAAGGATGCTACTTGTGATTTTACCGCAACATCTACAGTTACTTTAACTGAAAGAGTTTTAACAGTAGAAGATTTTCAAGTTAATTTACAATTGTGTAAGAAAGATTATCACAATACTTGGATGTCTATCGAACAAGGATACTCTGCACACGATGTAATTCCTAAATCTTTTGCTGATTACCTTATTGCATTGGTTGCTTCTAAAGTTGCTGCTACTGTAGAGGTAAATATTTGGTCAGGTGCTACTGCTACTTCAGGTGCTTTCGATGGTTTCGAAGTTCTTTTAGCTGCTGACGCTGCTTTGCCTGCTGCTAATGAAGTTGCTGGTGCTGCTGTATCTGCTGCTACTATCATTGTAGAACTTAGAAAAATTGTTTCTGCTATTCCTGATGCTGTTTACGGACACGAAGGTTTAAGAATCTATGCTTCAAGAGCAATCGTTAAAGCGTATGTTGCTGCTTTAGGTGGGTTCGGTACAAGTGGATTAGGTGGTAACGGTGTTAACGCTCAAGGTACACAATGGTATACAGATGGTTCTTTATCATTCGATGGTATTCCAATCTTCATGTGTTCAGGTATGACTTCTACAGTTGCTATCTGTACTTATCCTGAAAACTTGTTCTTCGGTTGTGGACTTTTGTCGGATACTAATGAGGTTTCTGTTTTGGATATGTCAGGTGTTGACGGAAGTCAAAATGTACGTGTTATCATGCGTATGGCTATGGGTATTCAATATGCTAACGTTTCAGATATCGTTACATACGGAATTACTAACGCAGCTAATTAATATTAACTGATATTATTTAAGGGTAGGTAAAGTGCCTACCCTTTTTTTTAACTATAAAAATTTATACAAATGGCTTGTGAAATAACATTAGGGCGTATAGAGCCTTGTAAAGACAGCATTGGAGGTCTCGATGCAATATATTTTGTCAATGAAGGTGATGCAACAGGATACACTTATGATGCTGTAAATACTGATTCAATTGAAACCGTTTTAGGTACACCAATTGCGTTTAAATACGATTTGAAAGGAGCGAGTAATACATTCGTTCAAACTGTTAATTCATCAAGAGATAACGGTACTACTTTCTTTGAACAAAAACTTTCTATTACATTAAAGAAACTTTCTGTAGTTGACCATAAACAACTAAAATTGTTGATGTACGGAAGACCAAGTGTTATTGTGAGAGATAACAACGGTAATTTCTTCTTAGCAGGGAAAGACTTTGGAATGGATGTAACGGGTGGAACTATCGTAACAGGTGGTGCATTTGGTGACCTTTCAGGTTATACTTTGGAATTAACGGGAATGGAAAAAGTTCCTGCTAACTTCTTTGAAGCTACTACTGAAGCGTTATTAACTACTGCAGGTTATACAATTACTTTAGGTTCTTAATATTATTCTAGAATAGAAACCCTCATCTTAATCGGTGGGGGTTTTTGCATTTAAAACAGTTTTGTTGTTTTATTGTTTATACTAATAGATGATAATACTTAAAGAACTAGCAACAATCCAAACATTCAAGGTAATACCTAGAAGCTATACGGCAACGTCAATTACTTTTACACACGAAGAAAGTGGTGAGGTATTAACTTATTCTATTACACCAACTATTGATAGATACTATTTATCTATTTCTAAAATAATTGCTTTAAAAGATAACCATTTTTATACGCTTAATATTCTTAACGGAACTACTGTAATTTACACAGATAAAGTTTTTGTTACAAATCAAAGCATTGCATCTTATTCAATTAACAACGGAGAATATATACAAAGTTCTTCAAATAACGATTACGTAGTCTATGAATGAAACATCAAATAGTTTTATACTAGAGTTATCTAGTTATACACAGCCTTCAATTATAGAAGATTCACGTAATGCGTGGGTTGAATATGGCGAAGATAATAATTATTATTCTTGGTTAATTGACCGTTATAGAAATTCACCTACAAACAATGCCGTTATCAATAATATGGCAAAGTTGATTTACGGTAAAGGTTTAAATGCTAAAGATGCTGCTAGAAAGCCAAACGAATATGCTCAAATGAAGATGCTATTCGGAAAGACTTGTTTACGTTCTGTAATATTAGATTTGAAACTAATGGGGTCAGGTGCTTTTCAATGCATTAAAGCAAAAGGAATGGTATCTAAGGTTGAACATTTACCTATGAATCTATTGAGACCTGCTAAATGTAATGATAAAGGAGTTATAGAGGGTTATTGGTATTCTGACAATTGGGAAGATGTAAAGAAATTTGTACCTAGATTCATTCCTTGTTTAGGAACTTCTCAAGATGAAATTGAAGTATTGGTATTTGGTAACTATTCAGTTGGTAGAAAGTACTTTTCAGCTGTTGATTATGAAGGTGCTTTAGACTATTGTGTACTTGAAGAAAGAATTGCTGAATATCTTATCAATGAAGTAGATAATGGATTCTCAGGTACTAAGGTTGTCAACTTTAATAACGGTGTACCAACGCCAGAACAACAACAATTACAATCTTCAAAGGTACTAAACAAATTAACAGGTTCTAGAGGTCAAAAAGTAATCGTTTCTTTCAATAATAACGAAACTCAAAAGACTACAGTTGACGATATACCGTTAAATGATGCACCACAACACTATGAATATTTATCTACAGAAGCTAGAAACAAGATTTTAGTAGGTCATAACATTACGTCACCAATGTTGGTAGGTGTAACTTTAGACGGTAGCGGTTTTTCAAGTTCAGCGGATGAGATTGAAGTAGCAGCAATCTATTTTTATAATACTATTGTTAATCACTTTCAAGAATTAACTACTGATGCAATAGATATAATTTTAGCAATAAACGGTGTTAATTTAGATTTATACTTTGAAAGAAAATCTTTAACTACAGATGCAAATGTAATTACACCCGTACAAGATACTAATCTTTCTTTAAGTGCTGAAATAGATTTAAGCGAACTTGGAGAAGACGCTCCTGCTAATTGGATTCTAATAGATGAATTTGCGGTTGATTACGATACTGACGATTTGGAGAATACTTTATTAAGTCAAGAGCCTAAAGAAGAAACTTTATTGTCTAAGATTTGGAACTTTATTTCTTCAGGAGATGCAAGACCAAATATAACAAGTAAGCAAGATGAAACTATTGACGGGATTAAATTTGTCACTAGATATAAATATGCAGGTGAAACAACGGAACATTCAAGAGCGTTCTGTAAAAATATGATTAAAGCTAATAAGATATATCGTAAAGAAGATATTTTAAATATGGGAAGTCAAGCCGTTAATAAAGGTTGGGGACCCGAAGGAACAGATTTGTATTCAATTTGGTATTTTAAAGGCGGTGGAGCGTGTCACCATCGTTGGAACAAACAAGTTTATGCGGTGCTTTCAGGTACGGCTTTAGATTTGCCTAATCAAAAACAAATAGCACAAGCAAAGGCTAAGAAATACGGTTATGAAATTAAGAACGAAAGTTTAGTATCTACAAGACCAATTGATATGCCTTATAACGGGTTTTTACCAACTAATTCAAGATTTAACTAATGGCACAAGCACTATTCGTCACAACTACCGACATTGCTAAATTCACTTCTTTGAATGGTAATTTAGATCCCGACAAGTTCACTGATAAAATGAAGGTTGCACAAGATATTCATATACAAAGTATCTTAGGCACAAAGCTATTTAATAAGATAAACGATGGAATAGTAGCAGGAAATCTAGCAGCTCCTTATACAACGTTATTAACGTCTTATATCAAGCCTATGGTTATTCATTACACAATGGTTGAATATTTACCGTTTGCTAGTTATACATTCGCTAATAAAGGCGTGTATAAGCATGGTAGTGAAAATGGTGAAACTATATCCAAAGAAGAAATGGATTCATTGATTGAAAAGGAGCGTAGTTTAGCACAACATTACAATGAACGTTTTGTAGACTACATTTGTTTCAATTCAAATTTGTTTCCTGAATACAACACTAATTCGAATGGTGACATGTTTCCAGATAGAGACGTTAATCTCGGTGGGTGGTATCTCTAAATTGAAAAATATGAAGATAAAGTACAAACAAAAGGCTTCTAACGTTAAGAAATTAGAAGAATATATAATTAAATTAAAACAGAAAAATGGCACAGTACAAGATATCAGGATTAACAGCATATCCAAATAGTACTTTTGGTGCTACAGATAAGTTTGAGATTTCTTACTTAACAGGTGGTATTCATTATTCAAGGTACTTAACGGGGACGCAAATATTTGCAACGTTAGAAAAAACATCTAATAAGCAGAATAGTTTAGCAATAGATGGTACGGGGTTTAAATTTCCTACTGTTGATGCTATTAATTCATTTGGAATAGTAGTTGATTTAATAGATGCATTGACTGTTAACTTTGCGTTGTCTTATGCTTATAAAATTAATTCAGTTACTAATATCACTAATGCACCAACTACAACTATTTTAGACGATGGTGTTGCTTATACCTTGACAAATACAGTAGCTGCAAATAGTGTAATGACTGTAACCGTATCTACCGCATCAAGAGTTCAATTAAATATTCAAAAGGTATGATAAACGGATTATACATAAAAGCTAATGCACCTTCGGGTGGTGGTGCTTCCGTAGGTGCTACATTAATGAAAACGGGGCAAACAACATCATATAGAACTGGAGACGATGGCGATTTAGAAGCAGGTCGTGCAACATCATTTACTGTTTTGGCTAGTAATAACCCATTCGGAAATACCAACAGATTTACAGATGAGTTAGGCGGTACAACATACACAAAGAATATAGTAATTGATTGGAGTACTTATAACGGCACAAATGTTTTAGGATATTATAGAACGGTTAGCGGTACAAATATCACTTGGAATGCCGCAATAGATGCCGCACTTGCTTTGTCAATAACGGGATTTACAAGCGGTTGGAAATTACCTAATAAGGGTGAGTTTGAAAATATCTTTGATTATGAACAAGCATACGGTTTGAGTTATGCTCCGTTTTCTTTTCCAAACGCTGCTATATGGACTTCAACAACTTACAAGGCATCAACTACTCTCGCTTATATTCACTCACAAAGTTGGATAAATTTAGGGGGCAAAACGGGAGCAGATGGTCGTTGGATTGCTTGCAGAAACTTCACGGTAACAGGAACAACTTTATCTTAAAATTATGACAATAAAACTAGAAAATTTCACAGCAACAATCGACGTTACAAGCGTTGAAGTTACAAGCGTAATCGACAATATTAAATCGAATACAGCAAGTGTTAGCGTATTGATTAACGGAAAATACGGAACAAGTCTAAATGGATTCACTTATACAACTTCTTGGGAAGATAGTGAGGTTTTAGCTTGGGCGCAAAATGAACTAAATAAATACAAAATATAAATAAACCACAATTAAACCACAATGCTTGAAATTATTGAAACCATAAAAAAACATGGAGCTTTAGGGATGACCGTAATAGCTTTAATTTGGATGAACTCCAGACTATCATCAGTTGAAGAAAAGTTATTTAACTGTTTATCTGACAACCAAGAGATACGACAATCATCATCTCACAAGGATGACACGTTTAAAAAAATAGAACTAATCGCAATACTACCTGATGAGCGTAAAAATAGTATTAAAAGAACTTTTTGTTGATACATTAAAGAAAGACGGTAAATGGTCAAGAACTTCGTTAACAATGTTTACTTCATTTTCTATTTGTGTGCTTGTTGGCTTAATAGATTTCTTTATGCGTGGTTTTAATACTGAAGTATTCTTTGGTTTTCTTTCAGTTGCAGTAGGAAGTAAGATTTCAGATGCATTAAGTAAGAAGATTCATAGCTAATATATTATACTTTTAGCTTAAAAACTAAACTAACGAATATTATATTATACTTTATCACGTAAAAAATACTTAATTTATTATACATTATGAAGATAAACTACACACAACTTTCAACTTTAATCTTTATGATTTTAGTTTCAATTTACCTTATGTTTTTGATTTCGTGTTCTGCTAAGTTCCATCAAAAAAAGTTTATTCAAAAAGGTGGTAAAATAATATGCGACACTACAATGATTACTGTAACCGATACACTCAAAGTAAACGGTAAAGATTCAATTATTTGGCGTGAAATAAGGGTAAATTGTCCTGAGTTAATTGCTCCATTAACTAGATATGAGATTAGATATCAATATAAGACCATTAGAGATAGCTTTGAAACGATTCGATACATCACGAAGTTTAAATATAAAGAAGCCGTTAAAACGCTTAAAAACGATAAGAAGAAAGGTTTCGGTTATAATCTTAGATTTATTGGAATAATTGCTTTTCTTATACTTTTAATTGTACTTTTGTTTAAATTTAAATAAAACAATATGAAAACAATTAATGATTATGTAGCCTTTACCAAAAAATGGGAAGGTGGCTTATCTCGAGATGTATCAGATAGTGCATCTAAAAATCCTTGTACTACTCCATTTAACGGTAAATCAGGATGGCATACAAATGTAGGAATTACTTATGCCGTTTGGAAAAGTGAATTCGGTAAAGACAATGATGCACGTTTCTTTGAAATGAATAATAAAGATTGGTTTCAAGTGTTTAAAGGTTTGTATTGGGATAGCGTAAAAGGTGACGATTACAAGTGTTTTTCAGTTGCAGTTATCGTAACGGGTATGGCTTGGGGAAGTGGTGCTTCAAGAGCAGGAATAACACTACAACAAGCATTGAATAATCTAGGTAAAAACGTTACAGTTGATGGTAAAATAGGAATGAAAACTATTGCAGCAGCAAATGAATGTAACGATGTACAACTATTTGATGAGTTAATGCGTTTAAGGATTGCGTTTTTTAAGTCTATTGGAGCAGTTGGAAAAACGAATAACAAGTTTCTTAAAGGTTGGTTAAATAGAGCTAACGATTATATCAAAACATTTAGACCTACTAATTAAGTAGGTTTTTTTATTACAAAATGTCAAGTTTATTGCTTAAAAAACATGACAAATTATTTACCTAAAGCCACAAATAATGGTTACAATTGAATTAAAAGACTGGGATTATCATTGTGCTGATGGTTGTTGTTCTGACTACGGCACGCAAATAATAGTTAATGGAGTTGAATGCGACAATGAATATGCTGGAGATAGTGTTCAACAATCTATTGAATTCATATTAAGTCAATTAAATATTAAACATGAAATAATCTAAACTAAAGCCACAAAATAATGGGAAGACATAAAGAAGATACTACAAGATTAAGATTGAAACCTGAAGAACTTGAAATCATTCAGCAATATAGAGGTATCAAATTAGCTACAGATTCAGCAGATGTAAACGATGAAGATGTTAAGCACGGTTGGTTAAAGACTGACAAAGCTAGTTTATTCTTTAAAAATCCAAACTTTAAAACAGAAAGTGAACAAGGATTTGCTATAATAAAAGAAGAAACAATACAAGCAACAAAGAAGCATTCACCAAAGTATAAGCAGATAGATCGTGTTGAAGATAAAGAAGCAAATCTATTAGTAATTGATATTGCTGATTTACATATCGGTAAATTAGCTAGTGCATTTGAAACTGGAGAAGATTACAATTGTCAGATTGCCGTTAAACGTGCAAAAGAAGGTCTTATAGGTATTATCCAAAAGAGTAAAGGTTATTCAATAGATAAGATACTATTTGTTGCAGGAAACGATATTCTACATACTGATAATACAAAGAGTTCTACAACGTCAGGAACGCCACAAGATACGGATGGAATGTGGTATGATAATTTTTTAACTGCAAAACGATTGTATATTGAATTATTAGAAATGTTAATACCTATTGCAGAAGTTGAAGTAGTTTACAATCCATCAAATCATGATTATACACATGGATTCTTTTTATTACAACTAATTGAAGCACATTTTCATAATAGCAATAATATTGTTTTTAACGTAGATCTAAAACATCGTAAAGCATTCCAGTACTATGATAATTTTATAGGTACTACGCATGGTGA